CTCCTCGTACCCCGGCGGTACTAAGAGGCGTTGCCCACTCGTCCTTTACATCTGGCATGTAACCCGCGACGAATGACTGTGCTAGTAGACTAGTAGTGTGGGTACCTTCCTCCCACATTGCGGTAGAATCCCATGGATCGAGTGCCCCCTTAAGGGGCCAGGACGCTCATCCAGAGCGCACCTGCAAGGTTCCTGTCAATCACGACACGGGAAACAGGCAGGGCCCGACATGGCCATTTCGATGGTCTACCCACTACACTACGCACACGGCCAAACACAAGTGGCCAGAAACAGTATGGTTCTCACACTGAACTCTTCTCCTCCAGGGCCAGCGAATCAAAGGCATTACGCCAAAGATCCAATTCCTGGAGACCTCTCTCTTCCTCTTCCGATACCCAACTCTCTGGGAGAAAATAGGTATCGAGCGCTTTTCCGCGAAGAGCGCATAACTTCGGGCCGACCCAGCCGACAAAACTGAGTCGATACTTACAAGGTTGAACCTTGTAACGGTAAGTCCGACGTAAATAGCCGCAGGACGGACTAAATACGTCTCTCTTCGCTCCTCCCTCGCGTCCATGCTCCCAAAAGAAGCTCCGTAAAGCCTCAGCTTCAATGGACGACGGCACTCCGGACTGTGCCATCAATCGTGGATCGTTCTTCGTACTCATTTCCGGCAAATGAGTATAGGAACGCCGATCCATGCCCCGCTCCCTCAAGAAAGCCGGGTAGGTCCAATGACCTAACTGCGAGGGAAGAAACCCCCATCTCCTGCCGATCCGCGCCCTTTGGTACGCGTCAGTAAAACCCTTAGATACACATACGGCCGAAGCCATATGCAGCATCCCGGGGTAATCGGTAGGAGCACCTCCTCTTCTCAAGTGACGTACGACACGCCACCCCTTCCTTGTCTTGAGAAATGCCGTCGAGTTGACCTCGACCACATTCTCAGCCCGTATTGTCTTGTCATTGTTGAGTCGGTACCCAAAAGGGTAGTCCTGCACAGTGACTTCGCGTGAGGCCGAGATGACAGTGTCATCCCCATTCACGAGAATACGAGCGTCTTTATCAAACCGTGAAGCCCAGCGGGCAGCACAGTAGGAATGAAGACAGAGTAAAGGAAAGGAGAGATAGGAGCCCATCATCTGCCCGTGCCTGACTCGCCTGAGTACTCCCTCGGAATCCTCGAAAAGAGGATCAAGAGAAGCATGCGCCAACGCGCGTATGCTCCGAGGTATCTTCACCGAAGTGAAGAAAAGAGAACTCAACATGATATTCGAAACATCATGCGCGAGCCCGTCAGTCGCAGCCACCAGATCGACCGAAGTCTGGACGGCGTTGACACAGGTAGATGTCATCCTCTTCTCGGTCGGAGGACCGCAAAGTAACCAGCTCTTTTCGCGCAGCTTCTTGTAAAGGAGCTTGTGAAGCGGCGCGAGAAGGTCAATCTTCTCATCGAAGATGAGAAGAGGCCTTTTCTTTCCAGCTGTCTGGATTTCTTTGTACCGCGCCTTGAAAAGCGGAGTCACTTCAGACTCGTTCAAGCACGTGGTAAGAAACTCTCCCCTGCGACCAAGCCAAAGGTCGTCTGCCAACTCCTTCGAGAGTCGGGCGGTCCGGTTAGGCAGATGATTCCCGACGAAGGAACCATACTGTCTATCCCAACCTGCAGGGAAGAGCCGAGTAACCTCTTTGCGAACAAAGGCAAGATACTCGGGGGATGAAGGGGGGGGTAGAGAGGTCGCGTTGGCTTCCCACATGCCACGCGACGACGGCGTATGTCGAGGACAACCTTCTGGAAGGTTCCTTTTGATGGATGCGCAAGAGTGCGCAAGCACCCAGCGATCCATTCGACATAGTCTCTGCAAGTTACAGAGACCATTCTCCCCTGGTCGTTGACGACGAGGGAAGACTACAGAGGCACGCGCCTTGCCCTGTAGAAGGAGGAATGAGAGGAAACGACTGAGTTCAGTCGGGCTACTATCCAGAAGTTCAGAATATGGAATACCATATCTAACCCGAAGCAATAGTAGTCC